TGCTTTGCAGCAAGTGAAGAGTTACGTTATCCTAATGTTTTTAAATCAAGAAAATATAACTATGATTTAATTAATAGTTATGTTATTAAAAAAGATTTAAAAGGATTAACTGACTTAATAAATCGATCTATTCAAGCTAATAGAAAAAATATTACTAAAGTCAGGATACATGAGAGCGGGGATTTCTTTAATATTATCTATCTTAAGGCATGGTTAAATGTAGCTAAGTTGAATAAAGATATAAAATTTTATTGTTATAGTAAATCACTTGACTTTTTTTTAGAAGTGCTATTACCTAATAATTTTTATATGGTGGCATCCTATGGTGGACGTTATGACCATCTTATCGATACAGGTTATTTTCCTAAGTACTCAAAAGTTGTATTTAGTGAAGACGAAGCAATAAGACTTGGTTTAAAAATAGATAAAGACGATAGCTTATGTTTTGGAAAAAAACCTTTCGCTCTCTTATTGCATGGACTACAGGAAAAAAATACCTTAAGTGCAATGGCATTAAGAGAAATAAAAAGAAATAAAAAACTAATTAGTGTTTAGATCTTAAGTAATTAATCAAAAGTAAATTAACCAGAATATCTAAGTTTTTATCATTTGATTTAAACTTATTTACCTTGGTTAAGTGCTTTTTAAGCTGTTTAATACTATGAATGTCATGATCATGAATAAGTTGTTTAATGTAGCTCATTTTAAAGGCAAATTTGATTAGTTTACTAATATTATGATATCATACGTACATAACCTTATATCATTTAATTATGAATGAAAACAAACCAAGAGAAGAAAAACTCTATAAAATCACTACTCACAACATAATGATTGAGACTTTTGAAGTTATTGCTGAATCTAAGGAAGATGCAGAACTTGCTGTTTTTGATTGTTGGACAGCAGAAGACAATTACAAAATTAATGTTGAAAGGATAGAGCAATATTTTGATGATAAAAAAGTCGAAAATTCTGAATTATTTGGTATTAAATGTGATTTGGAATATGACGATAAGATCAGTACCAGCTCATTAGGTTTTTGGAGAGAACCAACATTTGAAGAAGTTGATGCAGAAGGAGGTAATTTATGAAAGAAACACAAACACATACAATCGAAATGAAACATCGATTAAGCGAACTTTTACCTGAATACCAGGTTACGATTATTAGATTAATCAATAATTTAGCGTCATGGAATGATACCTACAGAGAACACGCTATGCAAAGGCTTGAAAAGATAAGTAATGAAAATCCTTATGTTGATGATATAGAAGGATTTGAAAAGCTTTTAATCAATGAAGAAACCTGCCCAGAGGATGATTAAATGAAAGAAAATTTACAAATCACTAATGACATTAAAAAGTATTTTAATAGTCATTCAAAAACTTTCATTTTAAGAGAAATTCTTATTAAAAAACATAAATTAAAGGCAGTTGAAGCTTACGTTTATTTTTCAAAATTTGAGGTTAAATATGGTAAGAGAAAATCCTAATAAAGAAAGTTGTTACGAGAGAATAAAAGAACTCATAAAAGAGAAAAAGTCTCGTAATCAAGTAATCAAGGAATGTAAGAAAGAGTTTAATGATGTTCATAAAACTACTTTCTACACCTGGTATGATGATGTTATTAATGATGAAGATATCAGAAGCTGGGAAGAAGATAATAAAAAAGAATTTATAAGCGATTATCAAATTAAATATAATTTAGGTCAGAAGATGTTTTATAGAAATAAAAATATGTATGAAAATTTATGTATTAAGTATGAAAATGATAAAGATGATGAAACATTAGAAAAAATTGAAAAGTATGAAGATAGACTTAAATACTTCCTTAAAAAATAATCAAACACTAAAATTCGCTAACGAAAATGATTGACAATCCACTAGAACAGCAAACTTTAGAAACTTATGACAATCTCTATATCAATGAGAAATTTGAAGAGCATTGTTCTGATACTGCTAAAGAATTAGCTAAAGATAATAATCTAAATCCAGATTATTATGAACCTTTTACAGAGTTCTATATTGAACAATGTAGAGAATCAGATAGAGGTTATTTTTTCGGAGATCAGAAATATATTATTGATCTCTGGTGGGATCATAATAAAGATCTCTATGAAACTAAAACACCTTATATAAAATAAAATGGACACTTATTATTTACAAGAATTTCAAGAATTAAATCATTCACGCTATCAAGATGAAGGTTTTAAAAATAGAATTGAATATTTAAATAGTTTAAGAGAAAAATATGGTGCAGATAAAGTCAATGCATTGTTAACAGTGTTACCACCATCTGAAGATTTCGATGGTTTAATAACTGAACTGGAGGATTGTCTTTATTAGTTTTTTATATATTCATTAATAGCAGTTCTAACCTGGTGAGCGATGGGGATACCTTCTTCATCGCTTTTATCTT